ACGCTTTGCGGAATTGTTTAATAGTTGTTTTATTGGCAAAGGTGTAAACTAAACTGTTGCCTTCTTTTGCCAACAAGCTCTTGGCTTCCAACATGTCTGTTAATCCGCTGTATGGACTCATACCAGTTTCATACGGAATCTCTACCTGTACTGACTCAAAAGGTTTAGCATAACGAGTTTTCATGATCTTACAAGCAGCACGGATACCGTTTACAGTTGTGGTCTTGTTACCATCAGCGTCTGTTTTGAGTTTAAGTTTACGCATAGCTACTACAATCGAACTAGCGTAGATAAAGCCTTGACCACCTGAAATTTTATCATCTGGGTCAAACATATCTTGACTAGCGTATGTATGATTTGTACAAACCAATCCAAGATTCAATGTACCAAACATGTTCACGCAGTTACGGACAAGTGCTGTAAGTGCTTTAGGTTTACGACCCATGTCACCTTTCATCTCACCTGCTTCAAACTGGTTGACGTCTGTTGGAGTTAACATCATACCTAATGAATCTAGAACGAACAGGACCTTTGGACGGTCTTCTTCTGGCAGTGTGCGATACTCTTTGACAAAATCACTGATAACCTTGGCCACATCGTCGATCATGGCCATGTTGAGTTTGAGCAATTTGTCTTCCGTAGTATCTACACCAAGTGCGTGTAACCATGCTTCATCAAGTGCGTTTTCTGTATCAATCAAGATAACATAGATGCCTTGCTGTTGCGCATGACGCACAATGTTACCACTACAGATAAATGATTTGCCTGCACCCGATTCACCAGCAAACACAGTGACCTTACCCATCGGAATACCTTTGTTAAAGTCTCCGCTTAATAGGTAGTTTAGTGTGTAGTTGCCTGTTGAAATCCAGTCTGTAGGATCGTTAAATCCAATACCAAGACCCTCAATGCTTTTGGTAATTGACTTTCTAAACTTTGATATATCAAACGGTTTTGCCATGTTTATTGCCCTCTATTAAATTATATAGTTCTGTGAATACTGTCCTGCTGTTAATATTACGTCTTTGATCCATTTTTGCTATCTCACCCAAACAGTATTCGATATTCTTTTCTATGGGTTCTTTTATATATTGTAACACGTTTCTTAACCCATTTTCAAATAAAAATCCTGGTTTTTGACTAATCCAGTCTTGTAATTCTTGTTCTACTGATTGTAGCATGCTATCTGGTAAATGTCTAATGTTTAGGTAATCTGGCTGTAATAAGGCGCCTATAACAAAACTATTATTATGAAAGCCCATCTCTTTAAGAAATCTAACCGTATCAAATAAAGATTTATAATTTAACAAGTGATGTAACATATTAAATGATATCTTGTGATCAAGTTTTTTGATAATAGTCAAGTTGTCTAAAAAATCTTCCCATACGCCACCGTATCTAACATATTCAAATTCTTTACCCATTTCATCAATACTAATAGTCCAGTGTACATTAGGAAATTCGCATATTTTTTCAAATACCCGAGTATTGGTCTTACTAAGATTGGTATTCACTCTTAGGTTAACGGTGGGATTCTTTTCTTGCAGGATAGCCAGTAATTCTAAATTTTCCTTCATTAACAAAGGTTCGCCGCCGGCTAGATATACATGCTTCAACTTATGAGCATTTTGAAATACAAAATCTTTAAGCTCTTGTACTCTTTTTTCTGCAGGCTCTTCAATGATTTTATTTAATTCTGTAGCCCACTTACTTGAATAGTCCGAACTACAGTACACACAGGCATGATTACAAACATTACTCCAACGTATATCTACTGTATGCAAGTCAAAACTAGTAGGATCGTCATATAATGTTTTATCTACCGTTTTTAATTCTTTAAGGTAGAATATACGATCGCTGATCATGTCGTAACCTTTTTTATCGCCTTCAAGATCATAACAGACATGACAACCTATACCAGGTTTATGATTACTCATGTGTTCTTTAGTTACTGTATTTGCTTTAAGTATTTCATGTATAGAATTGTCTTTAAGATTACCAATTGGGAGTTGGCTACGTATGCAATTCAACACATCACCGTTAGAATTGTACATAAATCCTGTCCAAGGAATAGGACAAAATGATTTGTTAGTTAGATATTCTTTAGAATCCATGGGTATATTGATTTTATATATTCGTCAACATCCATATATTGTGGTGGATGCTGTCCTGGCTGTGTTGCTACTGCACCCGGACGAATTAACATTAAACGAGGCCATTGGCTACGCTGTTCTAATAACTGAGTTGCTAGATCTAAGGCTTTTTTCTGTATGATATATTCGTCCCATTCTTCTTTAGGGGGAAGTAACATATCAGTCATTGCTGTACCAATATTTATAATATATTTCTGTTGCCCTTGCCAGCGTCGCCACACTTCAAACAGTAATTCTGTTTGTGCGTAACCAACTTGGGCATTATTGATAAACACGTCACAGGGTTCAATCATGCCTACTACTTTAGGTAGACTGCGTATGTTATAACCATTACGACGACTAAGACCAACGACCTCGTGTCCATTAGCTTCAAATTGTTTAGACAGTGCTTGGCCAATGCCTGCACTGTGTCCTGTAATTGCCACTTTCATTCTATGCCTCGTAATTGCTTTTGCTGTTGTATGTATGCCAACGATTCTACCGTACCTTTATTTTCAACTGTTAATTCAACAGGTTCTTTAAGATAAGCATAACTATGATCTATATTGTGCTCTTGAGCAAATGCTATAATGTTTGATAAATCATCTACATTCAAAGCACTAACAGTAGTCCATAAATTCAATTTTACTGGCATTGTTTTATATGCCATTAGATTTTTATAAAATTTGTCCCATTTAATTGGATATCGCACAAAGTCATGTACTGCACCAATACCATCTAGACTAACTGTTACAGTAACATCGACACCGCGTTCAGTTAACGGAATTAATTCTTCTAACACTGTACTACAATTAGTGTTAAGTCTGACTGATTTAATGTTAGGTGGCAGGTTTGCTAAAATATGTTTATAGTTTTTACTATGGCTAGGTTCTCCGCCGTTGATATCTAAATGCACAATTCTATCCAATGGTAATGACCAAAACCTGTTACTATTGTCTACTATAGGATATGTTTTACTTTTTAATCCACCAATTAATGTGCTGAGATTTTCATTACAGGTCAAACATGCACTGTTACAGACGTTATCCAACACGCCGCCAACTGAGAGATAATCTTTTTTTGTTTGTAATTTGTCAAAGTTTATAGCATTTAATCTGATACTGGTATTGTTTTCCTGTTCAGTTTGTTTGCATCTTTCACACCATTTGGGCCAAAGACCTTTATGCATGTACAATTTTACATTACGTAACCATAGACTTTCATCCATTTCTTCCAGCGTGTTAAACTCTGGGGCATCAACCATGTGACCACAACGGCTAACAGTACCGTTAGGATTAAATCGAACAAAATGATCTAGTCTAGGACAGTGCATGATAGTTTTGAATAAGCAACAGGATCTTGATTTTTAAGATACATTAATATCTCTTTAAACGTTAATTCTTTACCAATTAACGATACTAACAATTTATCTAATCTAATATACATTTCATTGTGTATATTATTTTTTAATCTTTCTATTACATCTAAGGATAAAATCTTTTCTTCGTTGGGTGTTATGGTTACCGGGGTAAATTCTTTCAATGACTCCATTCCATATAACCTTAATTGTGTATCTTTGTTTGCGTATTTTGCTAAATTACTCAGCCAACCTAACTGTGGAGAATAATGTCTATTAAGAAACAAATAATTCTCTACAAAATATAAAATAGTATCTATATCTAAATTAGGATTATCTCTTTTGGTATTAAACACATAGGTATTAACTCCTGATATAAATCTCGACGTTGGATCTCTGAGTATTACATCAATACCACTTAGTTTTTGAATTTGGTCATTGAATAAACTTTTATATTTCTTATCTGTAGCATGCCATCTAATAGAACCGCTACCATTTTTAAAAATGGGATAGATGTACCGTTGTGAAGCTTCTATTTCTATAACTTCACAACGGTTCGGATAGATTATGTCATCAATCCTGCTTAACATCTATTTACTGCTTAGTTTGCTTTTTGACGGTTACGGATCATCGCTAGGATGTCTTCAGCACGTTGAGCGCCACCTGCTGGAGGTGTTGCCACTGGTGCTGTAGGAGCCGCTTCAGCCACTACTGCTGCCGGAGTTGCTACTGCCGCTGGTGTGTCAAACTCTTCATCAGCCACTGTTGATGCAGCTGCTGTTGCTGGTGCTGACTCAGTAGTTGTTACTGTCACGCCTCTTGGCTTATAGTAGTTGCCCCAACGAGCTGCGTCATATGCTTGGCCATCTACTGAAGCTTCAAACATTTCTTTCATGACTTTGAGTTCAACTTCGCTTGGTTTCTTGGGTAAGAAATCTTTCAAGTTGTATAAGCCATGAGCGTCAATAGCTGCCGCTTCTTCTGCTGTAAGTGCAGATTCTTTGCGTGACCATTTTGAAGTTGAGTAGTCAGCATAACCACCTTTTGATGTTTTAGTGAC